CGCAAAGCGCGTACCGGTCGCACTAAGCAGGCTCCGGAAGTTAAAGCCCGGAAGTACATGCCCGCTTAACAGGAGCTACAGATGGCTACAGAAGTATCACAAGTAACCCAGACCACTTCCAACATTCCGGATTGGGCTAAGCCTTATGCCGAGCGTCTGCTTGGAGAGTCTGAAAGGCTTTCCCGTCGTGGGTATCAAGCGTATCCCGGACAGATAACGGCGGAGTTTAACCCGCTTCAAGAGCAGGCTTTCCGTGGCATTGGCCAAATGGATGTCGCTCCGCAGGTTGGACAAGCGACAGGGTTTGCTGGGTTGGCTGGACTTCGTGCCATGCAAGCCGGGGATTACACCCCTATGGGGTCCCAACAGTTCTACTCGTCACCCCTACAACAACCGGGTGGCCTTCAGTCTTATATGTCGCCCTATATGCAGGGCGTTGTTGAACAGCAAAAGAAGCAGGCAATCGAGGATTATTCTCGGCAGATTCCGGGACTTCAGGCTGCCGGTATCCGTGCGGGTGCTCGTGGCGGTACTCGCGAAGCGTTGCTCCAAGCAGAAGCTCAACGTGGCCTTCAGAACCAACTTGGTGGTATTCAAGCAACAGGTCTTCAAAACGCTTTCCAGCAGGCTCAGGCTCAGGCTGCACAAGATGCAGCATTGCGTGCCCAGTACGGACTAGCTGGAGCGAATCTTGCGGAACAGTCCCGTCAGTTCGGTGCTGGTCTGGGCATTCAGGGAATCGGTCAGCAATTAGCCGCCGCTGGAACTCTTGGCCAGTTAGGTCAACAGCAGTACGGACAGAAGTTGGGTATTGGTCAGGCTCAGTTGGGTGCTGGCGCACAGATCCAGTCTCTTGCTCAGCAGGACCTCACGAACCGATACCAGCAGTTCCTCGATCAGCAGCGATTGCCGTTCCAGCAGTTGTCGTGGTTCTCGGACATCCTGCGCGGTACACCGGCTTCGGGCGCTACGCAGACACTGTATCAACAGCCGCCTAATGTTCTTGGTCAGGTCGCGGGTCTTGGACTTGGCCTAGGTAGTCTCTTTGGAGGGTCGTCCTCATGATGAATCCGGCAATTCCTGATCCGATTGGGGAACTTGGTCGTGGGGTTATGCGAGCGACGGAGGGTATGACTCCGGAGCAGAAGATCGCGTACATCCAGCAGAACGCCGCCTCGGGTATTGCCCCGCAGTCAGTGCTGTATCTGATGATGAAGCAGCAAGAAAGACTCCGTGCGGCTCAACCTCCGATGCAGTCTATGCCGACCGTGCGGGAGAAACTCGCTGCCGTCACTTCTCCTATGGAGCAAGGCTTAGGCGCAGTACCGACTGGTGTTATGAATAGCGCCAACTACGCGGGTGGTGGAATTGTCGCTTTCGCTGAAGGTGGCAACGAAGGTCTGGAATCCGATCCTGCTGCTGGTATTGCTCAGCTTGGAAGGGAAACCGCACGCAAACAACTTACGGAAATGATTGCTCAGGCAGAGCAAGCCGGACAGTTCAATCGCGCCACTGTGTTGCGTGGGCAACTCCGCAGAATGCTGGCTGGTTCAGAAACCAGTATGGCCCGAGATAATGTGGATATTGGTCAGTTCTTCCGCGAAAACTTCCCGCTTACTAAAGCACAATCTGACGCTGCTAAGGCTGCCAAAGCTGCTAAACAGCAAGCTGCCGTTACCCCGGTCGAACAAGACATGGCGGAAACCGTATCTAAAGGCTCGGCAAAGGAAGACACGGGTCGTAAAGAGCAGGTTGTTGCTGCACCTCGTCCGGTTGCCGCGATGCCTGCTGTTGAGGCTTCACCGAAGGAAGACGAATACGCTACTCAACTCAAGCGCATTGAAGCCCTTCAGAAGTCCCTTGGTATTGGTGGGGCTTCAACGGCATACAAAGAGTTGTTGGATAAAGAAGAGGCAGAGGCTGGTAAGCGTGCCGCTCAAGACCGCCGTATGGCTTTGGCTCAGGCTGGTTTCGCTATGGCTGAAGCTGCTGGCCGCCCGGGTGCTAAGTTCCTTGGTTCGGCTGCGGCTGCCGGTCAGTCATATGTTACTAATCGTGTGGCTATTGATAAAGCGGATCGGGACTACCAACGCACGTTGGCTCGTGAGCGTATGAACCTTCTTCGTGCCGATGAGCAGATGAAGATGGGCAACCTGAACACTGCCATTCAGTTGCAGGGGCAATCTGAAGATCGTGCGCTTAAAGCTAAGGAAGCAGCCTCCAGAAACGCTCTTGCTTACTACACTGCGAACCTTGAAGCTCGTCTTGGATCTGAACGTACTGCTGCTACGCTTCGAGGGCAGAACCTTGAAACGGCTCTTAAAGTATCCGAAAACGTTGCTGATCAGATTGGTGCGTTGGCTATGGACCCGACGTACTTGAAGATGAAGCCTGAAGAGCAGTTGGCCGCTCGCAACAAGATTCGGGAAGATGGGCAGAAGCAACTGTTTGGTATGCTGGGTTTAAGTTCGCTGGGTGACACTGGTAAGATGTCAGGGTTTAAGTTCCTCGGATTTGAATAAGGCGGTCAGCTATGGCTATTGCACGGGTTCAGTTACCGGATGGTCGGATTGCCCGGTTGCAGGTGCCTGATAACGCCAGCCCAGAAGACGTACAGCGTTTCGCTTCTCAACAATTCTCGAACATCTTTGGGAGAGAAGAAGCCCCTGCGGTAGCCAAAGAAGAACCTGAAACCACTATAGGTGGGCAGGTCAAGGAAGCCCTGAAGGGATTAATTCCCGGTGCTGCTGGTCTTGGCGAAACGGCTATTACCGGTGCTGCCGCACTCCTACCTGATGAGCAGGAACAATCTGTACGTCGTGCTGTTGCTGGCGTAGTTGACCCCCTCCGGGAAGCCTTTGCCCCTGAAGCGGGATACGAAGAAGCCACCGGACGTAAGTTGGGTGAGGCTATTGGTTCCACCCTGCCGTTCTTCCCACTCGGTGCATTAGGTCTTGCTGGTCGCGCTGCGGCTGTCGGGCTTGGTGTTGGCGCGGGTGCTGGTGAGGCTCGGCTCCGTGCTGAAGAGGAAGGCGCTACCGAGGGCGAACGTGGTCTGGCTACTGCTCTTGGTGTCGGTCCGGGTGCGCTGGAAGCCCTTGCTCCTATACGTGTTCTCCGTCGATTTGGCTTTGGTGACGAGGCCATCTCGGAAGTTGCTGGGCTGGTACCGGCTCTCAAGCGTGTTGCCGCCGCTGGTGGTGAAGAAGCCCTTCAGGAAGCCAGTAGCCAAGTCCTCCAGAACCTTATTGAGAAGGGCGTATACAACCCAGAAGAGGCTGCATTTGGTGGGGTAGGCGAAGCCGCTGCTATGGGTGGCGGAGCCGGTGCGGTTATCGGAGCCGTCATGGAATTGGCTCTGGGTCGCCGGTTGCGTGATGCAGCCACGGCTAAAGAAAAAGCCGCCGCAGATGCGGCTACAGCCAGAGACGTAGAAGAAGACGTATTTGCACAAGGCCCTACAGGTACAGGTATACCTGCTGAAGATTACGAAGCCTTCCGTGAAACTCAGTTTGTAGAAGGATCTGAAGAGGCTCTTAGAAAGGCTGCGCTTGACGAAGACGCTGCTGCTGCCGCCAAAGATGATTTGGGATACCTGCGTAGTCTGCCGATGACTCAGCAGGAACTTCCGTTGGAAGGCGGTATTGCTCAGCCAGAACTTGACCTGCTTGGTCCCACTACGGAAGCCCCGCGTGGGATGTACACACCAGCCGAAGAAGCGTTGGGAGGGTTACGTCCCCGCTCTCGTGCGTACAAAGAAGAAGCCAAAGATCTTGGGCTTAAGTTAGATAAAAAGGGCAACGTCAAGCCAAACCAGTTTGTATTTCAAACCCCGGAGACTACGGTTGCTCCGGGCCAAGAGCGATTTGATTTCGACTACGAAGCGCAGCAAGAACTTCCACTTACTAGAATGAAAGCTGTGGAAGGACAGGGAGACTTGTTTGCCGACGAGGTTCCGTTACCTCGTGGGGCGCAGATTCCTACAGTACCGATGCGGGAAGAGATTGAAGCTCCGCCTGAAGGAGTGCCCGAAGAACAGACTGCGTTCTTCTTTTCTAGCGCGCCCATCGACCAGCTACCGCCTAGGCAGCGCGTGCTTCGCACAATGATCGAGTCTGATACTCGCAAGACATTTGATAACTTGCGTGGGCGTACTGGACTACCGGATAGCGAACTAAAGAACGAACTTGCCTCTCTCCGTAACGAGGGGGTTATCCGATTCGTACCGGGTAAATTTGAATGGGAGTTCACTCCCGAGGGGGAACAAAGTGTACGAAGTGGTGCTGGAGTTAGAACTCCCCGTCCTCGAAGAGGCGCTGGACTGCCTGTACAACGACCACGACCCGGAAAACCCCAAACTACAGGACCTAAGCCGGGAGGAGTGGCTGGCACTGACGGACTTCCTCCACAAACTGATGGTCGAACGGATCAAGGCAAAGCTCCATTAAGTGCTGAAGAGCGTATGGCGATTATTCGCCGTACTGCCCAAAGAAACCTTCGCGCTAAAGCGATGGAAGAATACAACCGTCTCTTAGACGGACTTCGTACTCAGGCCGCTACTGCTTTTGAAGAAGGGCGGATTACTAATACCGGTTACGAAGATATTGTTAATGAATTGAAGAAGCCTGTACCGCGAGTACAGTTGGTGACTTCGAAACTCTCTGCTGCTTCCAAGAAACCCAAGGTTACCCAGCCGAAGCAAGAAGCGCCTAAGACGGTAGCTAAACCGACCACTCCGCCTGCCGTACAACTTAGAGAAGACGCTACGGATGACGAGATCGCTGCGTACTACAAGCGTACTGGCGGTTCAAAGGCTGCACCTAAAGTAAAGAAAGAGAAGCCGATCTTTATTAAGGAGTCGGATGAAGGCGATGCTGCCGATCAATTCTTGAAGGCTGCTGAAGAAAAGGCCGCACCTGCGGTTAAAGAACATCCCAAATGGGCTACAGATATTGAGAGCGTGTTTGGCGGGAAGGTCGTCTACTCGGATGAAAACCTCGCGCTTGTTACCGCGCAGGGTGTCCGTGATGGGCAAACTAAATACATGGGAGTCAAGCGTTCTCCCAATATCTACACTCGGATAGACATCGAGCAATTTGCAGGTAAGGACTTCTCTCCAGAAGAGAAGCAAATATTGGTCAAAGCCAAGCAGCGTCTTGTTGCCGAGGACAAAGCAAGGTTTGAGCAGAACCCTCAAGGACCGTTTGCTGGAGCAAGATCAAACGTAGTGGCGTCCGAGGGTATGGACCCGAACTATACTAACTTCCTGTCAAGCCTGATGAAGTCGATGGGGTTGGGAAACATACGGGTATTCCTGTTCCATCCTGAAGATGTTCGTGGGCAGGCTGACAAATACAAACTGTACGGTACTTACTCCTCGGCATTGTCTGCTGGACTCAATGTTAACGAGGATGGATCTGCGCGTCCGTATGGTCCGAACTTCAAGGACTTCTATATATCGGTTAGACCCGGTATGTCGGAGGGGCGTACGATTGAAGTTATTGCTCACGAACTCGGACACGTGATTGAACTTGTGGCGTTTAATAACGCTCCTAAAGAAGTCCAAGACGCGATCCGTATGGAGTACAACGCTTGGCTTGTTGAGGCCAAGAAAAAGAAAGGTTCTGACCTTATCCGTGCGTTGCGTAACCGTGAGACAGCCGAAGCGCAAGCGGAGGGTAAAACTCCCGAGACTCAATTAGCTCGTGAAGATAGCTACTGGCGTTCGTTTACCGAATGGTTTGCCGACAACACTTCCAAGTGGGCTACGACTAGCGAGAAGCCTGTAGGCATTGTTGAAAAGTTCTTCTCAGATCTCGCTAAGAAGTTGCGCGAGCTTGTCTCTAAATTGACAGGCAATCGTTTCGTCCCAGCCAAGTCTGTAAAAGACTTCTTGGATGCGATGGGTCCGGGTTCGGCTGATGGTTGGATTGCTACTAAAAGTCCTTTAGACGGTACTCCGTTTGATGAACTTACTCGGTATTCGATGACACCGACTGAGCAGCGCGACAATGACCGCCGCTTCATCAACTCAATCGGCAAGATTCCGTCCAGCCTGCCCCAAGCAGGTAAGGACACTTATGATGCTGCTACCAACGCTGCGTCTAACGTACCGGGTGCGGTTCGCCGTGGCCTGTATGGGATGCTTAATGCTCACGATCTTGACCGCATGTACGGAAAGATTACCGGTGGGTTTGGCAAACTCTGGAAGTACCTAAACCAAGAGGGCGTGACGTTACGCAATCGTCAGGATCAAATCGTAGAGAACATCCAGAACTGGCAGCAAGTGCTCGACAAGTACCCGCCTGCCCAGCGTGAGAAGTTCTACAAAACTATGATGGATACGACTGTTGAGCAGGTAGAAGTGCTTGACGTTGTAGACCCGAGCCGCAACATCAACTGGAAGGCTAAGAAAGATAGCCCGATATTCAAAGAGTTTGACCGGCTTCCGAAGGACGTTAAGGAAGTATACAAGCAACTACGCCTTGCCTATATCGACTATTCGCTCGGTGTAGAAAAGATGTTGCAGCAGTATCTAACGCCTACCGAATGGCAAAAGATGCTGAACAAGTTCAACGAACGCCGCCTGTCGGTATACCTACCGTTGTTTCGTACGGGCAAATACAAACTTCGTTACACCGATAAAGATGGGGAAGACATTGCCCTGCAATTTGACTCGCCTCGTGAGCGAGATATGGCTCTTGCCAAAGCTAAACGTGAGGGAGCAAAAAACGAAAGTTTGACCATCGTTGGGGAAATGGATAAATCAGAACTTCCTTCCAGTGGGTTCTTTGGCGATATCGTAGGCACTTTGAAAAAAGCCAAGGTAAACGACGCTGTTATTAGGGAGATCGTGGACAATTACTTGGACTATCTTCCGTCCAAATCTATTTTGCAGATGTCTCGTCGGCGTGAAGGAATCGCTGGCTTCTCTAATAACGTACTGGAAGCCTACGCTAACGTGGGTAGTAGTTACGCTCGCCGTTTGACTAACATGGAGTTCGCTCCGAAGTTCCGCGAAGCTGCGGAAGAGATTCGTGCAGATCTTGCTAATAAAGTCGATACAGGTGAACTGCCTAATAAGACGTATGAAGACCTGCTTCTGACGGTTGATCGGCAGATGAACTTCATTGCCAACCCGAGTCTGGACAACTGGGCGGCTAAGCTCAGCTACTTCAGTTACCAGATGTACCTTGGCGCAAACATTTCTACCGCCATCGTTAACACTTTAGATATCCCAACTATCACGCTTAGTCGGTTGGGTGGTAAGTATGGGTTTGCCGATGCGTCGGCTGCTATCCTGAAAGCGGGTTCAAACTTCTTTAGTAAGCAGAAGTCTCCCGAGATTGCTGAAGTCATCAAGCGTGGTCTGGACTCCGGTGTGTTGCGTGAGCAACAACTTCGGGACATTGCCGAGTTCAAGAACATCGACTCCAAACTGGAGCGAATCAAGGCCGGTGTCGAGCGTATGACCAACTGGGCGTTTGCCAAGTCGGATATGTTCAACCGCGAAACGACGTTCTTGGCTGCCTATGAACTGGCTAAGAAGGCCAACAAAACTCCCGCCGGTACGTTTGATCAGAAGGCTTTTGAAGAAGCGGAACGTGCTGTCTACGACGTATATGGATCGTCCTTCCCGAAGGCTGCGCCTCCCATCATGGGCAATGGACTCGCCCGTACTGCACTGACCTTCAAGCGGTTCGCCATCGTACGTACTAACCTTCTGGTAAGCGCCGTGCGTGAGGCTGGTAAGGGGGAATCCAAAGAAGTCAGAGACGCCGCCCGTAAGGAACTTATCGGATACTTTGGTACTGCGTACGTGTTTGCCGGTGTTCAGGGTATGCCGCTGGTCGGTGCTGGTATGGCAATCGTATCGGCCCTGAATGGTATGTTCGGTGATGACGATGAACCGTATAACCCGGACTTCGCGATGCGCGAGGCTATCGGCCTCTTCAACTACAAGGGTCCCGTCAACTACCTGACTGGCGTTGACATTGCTAGCCGTACTGGTTGGACCGGTATGTTCTGGCGTGAAGACCCGAAGCGTATGGCTGAAGTCGGTCCAGTTACATACACCTTAGAGCAGTTCCTCGGTCCTGCGTATGCCTACGCCGTTGGCGTACCCCGTGCCTTTGACTATATGGCTAACGAACAGTACGGACGAGCCTTTGAGCAGTTGGCTCCACGAGCGATTGGTAACATTCACAAAGGTATTCGCTACGCCACTGACGGTGCTTACACCGCTAACGGTATGCCGCTGGTTGATGATGTGAACGCATACAACTCGTTCATGCAGGTCTTTGGATTCCGTCCTAGCGACGTTGCCGAGGCTGGTGAAGAGGCTGGTGCTGCTAAGCGTATGGAGAGCAAGATCTTCGAACGCCGTAACGCGATCATTGCCCGTGCTGCCTTGGCACAGATGAGTGGTGATGCTGAAGGGTTCATTACGGCTCTGGAAGAAGCCCAATCGTTCTCGGCAAGTAACCCGACGAAGGCGATTACCGGTAAGGTGATCAAGGGGGCGATTGAACGTCGTCAGAAGAAGATTCTGGATTCCGTAAACGGTGTACGGGTAGACCCGAAACTGGCTAACCAGATCTACGACGAGTTGGGAATCACTCCGTAAAAAGGACCCCTGCCGAAGCAGGGGCCAACTCCCTAAACAGGAGAACTAGAGTGCAGGGGCATTCTAGGGGGTACCCGCCACACTCGCAACCCATACATGTTGTTCTCAACAACATGTTTACACAACACCTCAACCTTCAAACGATTTGCCTCTTTTAAAACCTCCTTCTCCATAGCACGGCGATCTATGCACGGTATGAAGAAGGAGGAACCCGGTTGGAACTTATCCCATCTAACTAGGATTGGCAGGTTGTATATCTTCATCGGGCTTCAGAATCGCGCTCTCGTTGAAGAACTCTAACTTGCTCGTGTCGAACCACAGACACATAGTGGACGTACCCGCCCCAGCCGACGTACCGGCGAAAATCTGTTTACGCTTCGTGTAGCTACCGCCCGGATGGACAACGAGTGCTTTGCACTTCGCATACGGTTTTAGCGACTCCTCAAAGTTCATAGAAGTCTTTTCACACTCGGCCCGGTAAGCTGCTGTCGATACGTACAACATCTTTGTGTCAGGCTCGTACCGCATGGTGAGCGCATTACGCGGCTCCTTGATCGGCCCGTGGTCCAGTCCGTTACGTTTGTCGGCCCTACCGTTGATAACAAGAATCTCGTTGAAGTGGCGCTGCATAAACACGCCCAAGAACTCGTCACCGTCGAACAGGAACTCGCGGGTCTTCGCCCGAGTGACCCTAATCAACTCGATACCGAAATCAAACACTGGCTTAATTGGAATGTCGTGCAATCCCAACTTCTTAGCAATCGTCGCACCCGTCATGGCCAAGGCTACGATCAAACTCCAGTACCGTTCTGAAGGGCGTATTCCTGCCTCTGCGTCTACCTTCTTACGCATCTCCTCCAATAGATCCCTTACGGCAGGGAGTTGCGATAGAACCGCTTGCATATATGGCTCTATTGCGTGGCCATAGTTTTTCAGAAGTGGTTCAAAGTGTTCGCGGGACCACGTTGCTTCCGCTCCTTCCTCTTGCAGAATCTGGATTTCCAGAACGCGCTTTAGTTCGCCGTCCGGGAACCCCTTCATCGACATAAGTACGTCAAGCACAGACCGGTTGGATGAAGTGACCATGCCAGTCTGGAACGTGCTGTTGTTGCTACGTTCGCTGTTCTCGTGCTGCTTCATACGGTTCTTGCCACGGCCCGACGTAACGTCATAAACCTGTTGTGACATCTGATCGGATGCCATGTTGGTAATTTCGTCCATCGTCACGGCAAGGTTCTGCATGACACCAAGGCGGTTCATACGAGAGTTATATGTATCCTTGGGAGCCAGCGTCAGTTCCTTCGGACGCCCGTAGATACTGTTGATCGCATGAAGGATCGTAGTCTTACCCGTACCGGAGTCACGGCTAACCAAGTTAACCAAGAACCCATCCAACCCAGTGAACCGCATCAGCGGCGTACCGAATCCTAGGAAGAACGCGAACGCTCTAGCCTCAAGCCCCGGCTTGCCGTAGTGGTTAATGATTTCCTTCCACTTCTGGAAGTCACCCTTCGGTTCAAAGTAGTGGATGTGCGGTAGGGTCGGAGCAGACGGAGGGCTGTATACAACTTCCGTAGCCTTGATCTCACGATCCCCAATAATCACCGACGAATTGTCTTCGGTCCAACCAAATTGTTTGTGTGCCTTTTCTGCCTTATGTTTCATAAGTTCATCAACCCAAGCCTTCACATACTGCATCAGCATTTCTTGCTTCTTGCCAAGCAGCACTATTCCTTGCCCGGCCACCATAGCCATGAACTTGTCTCTGGAAACAACCGTAGTTTTAGGCATGATGAAGTCCCGCACACCGTCTCGCGGGGTATGCAGCCGACACAAAAGCGTGTCTAGCAGGTCAGGATCAATCATGCGCTTCACGACGTAAAAGTCGTGCTGGTACAGGAGTTCTTCAGTTTCCTCCTCGTCACCGGCTTTGTTCTTCTTGGTGGTCTTGTAATAGACACCACCGTTCTTACCACGGAAGAAGGGGAACGGAAACTTCGGGATGTGGTACTGCTTGAGTTCCTTGGTTACTTCTTCAACTTCCGTTACTACGCTCTGCTCCGGTGTGGCTTCCACTACCCGTTCGGCAAGCGCAATAGGGGTAGCAATCTTGTGAGGACACCCTTCACAGCCTGTAGGATTTAGGATACGGAAACGTTCGCAGGTGTACGGCCCGTTCGTACCGTTGGCCATCTTCTCTGTGGCTTCAGCCGAATAACCGGGATGCCCTTGAGAGATGATGTGGATTGCCTTGTCCCGGTCGGAACACTTCTGAGCAATACTCAACCCACCGCGCCACATATCGTAACTAAGTTCGGCACGGTTGTTATAGATGTGTACGATCTGAGCGCAGCCCTTACCTTCCAGTGAGCGCATCAGAAGGTCTTTAAACTTGGCGACCTTGTTCCCCATCAGCGATAGGGTCAGTGGATCTAGTTCCCGCTTGTACTGCTGCTTGTTCGCTTGAGCCAGAATCTCGAAACTTGGCTCAAGAAGTTTCTCTATCTCGTCGAACGTGAGTTCCGGGGCCGCATGTAGTACCTCGACCAGAATCGGATTGGTCGGGTCCTTAACGTGGTACGTACCGGGGATACGCAGAATACGCGCAGCCTCTCCAGTAACGACCGGATCAACTTCAAACTTATGCTGTACGCAGAGTTGCTTAAGGCACTCCGCATGTGTGGTCCACTTCTCGCGTGGTAATGCCTGATCACAAACCCAATACAGGTGAGCGCCCATACCCGACTTCACAATCGTGGGGCGTGGTAATCCAGTAACCTTGCAGAAAGCGCGTAGAGCCAGCAAGCCTTCGTTTAAATCCGAGAAGGGTTTGCCGGGGCCGCAATCAAGATCAATGTAAAACGACTTTAGAGCAATAGCGTTCTTGGTGGTACGGCGTTCTTCCGCACCGTACTTAGCCATCGCAAAAAATGCGTTGTACTTGGTATCTACAAATTCGTCTGCATGGTCTGAAATCTCGTCAATACTACGTACAAATCGTTGGCGGACATCCTTGTCCTCTCCATCTTCCTTGATGCCAACCGTACAGTAGGACTCACCTTCTTCCAAAGATGGAAGGACCAAGGCAAGAAAGTCCTTACGTGAAAGCATAGCCGTCCTCTAGGCCGTCAATATAAATGGGCAGGGGCGGACGGCAACGCCCTCTTCGGTAGCTAACCTAGCCCATTCAACCTTAAGCTAATTTATCTATTAGCTTTTGAACCTGTTCTATGTGCTTAGCCGAAACTTCGTGCTTACCAATGAACCATGAGTACACGGTAGGCCGACTTACACCAAGGTAATCCGCTACGTCTTTGGCAGGGATATTCAGCTTCACACAGATCTTGGCGAGTTTCACACCCAACAAGAACGGATTAGCGTCGTATATCGCCTGTACCGTTAACGTGGAATACCCACGAGAAACCATTAGTCATCCCACTCAGCGAGGATCTTGGACAGATCAGGCTTGGCAGCATCGGCTTCTTCGGCTTTCTTGGAAGTACGCTTAACAGGTTCGGTTACTTCTTCAACTACAACAGCCGCAGCAGGTTCGGCTTTAGGAGCAGACAAGCGCGGCTTGGCGTTATCCGCCTCGGCTACGGTCATAGTGATTGCTTTCTTGGCAGCATCCGTGTTGCCCTGATCAATGGCCTTCTGGTGCTGTGCCGCATCCAAGAAACTTACAGGCTTGAAGTTAATCTTCGGCGTAGCGCTGTTGGTATCAAAACGCATTTCGGTAACGACCGCCGTGATCGGGATACCCTTACCGCCCAAGAACTTGGCGTAAGCCTGAAGCGGCCACTTACCTGCTGCGCCTTCACCAAAGATAGACGTAGACGGAAGCGTCAACTGGAACACATCCCCGCCGACATCGTTCGCCAGAACGACAGCGATACGCTGGCTATAACGGCAAGCACGGCTGTTACCCTGACCCGATCCCGGTACGTTCATCGGGCAATCAAGACAACGCTTTGACTGCGGAGCCGTGGCCTTTTGGTCAGGTACTTCACCATCGGCAGACCAGCAATCCGGGGCAATAACTTCGCCACCTTCCTGATACTGCTGTGCGTAGTACGTACGGGATACCTTCGGGGAAGCAGCGACGATAACCACGTTCATGTGGCGATCTTCATTCTGTGCGACTTCCTTACCGTTGATCACCATGCGCCATACACCACCCTTGATGGAGATACGCTTGATGGACGAGCCAGTACCGCTGCCGCCCATGAGGGCTTTGGTAGTAGCGTCAACTTGCAGGGTCTTCAGATACTCCGGTAACCCTGAATCTAACATTGCGAGTTCGTTGCTCATATGCGCTCCTTAGCGTTTCACAATAACGACTGTCTGGTTAAGGTCTGCCTGTAAACCGGGCGGGTGAAGGTTTGGGTTCTCTTCAAGAAACTGCGCCATATTACTGTTGTTAATACGGTGCTGCATGAGCGAGAAGGCGTCATTCTCTTTGATGAACTTGAAGAACGAATCCCAATCGCTAGTCCAATAATGTTTGTTGATACGTCGCGAGATCGTACCGTGTTGAGTACGAATCGTCGTAGCCCCTTGGTCCTTGCAAATCGCCAACAACTGTTCGGTAAGTACGTCCAGTTGTTCTTTGAGTTTCTCGTCTTGCTTTGCGAGTTCTCGTCGGGCTTCCCGTATCTTCACATAAACTTCTGCTAGTTTTTCTGCGTTCATTTCACTCATAGTATTCTCCTCACGGGTTTATGAATTTAGCTCTCCTACTTTACATTGTCAAGCGACTCCTCGACAAAATTTCGATATAGTTCGACCAACTTTGTGTGTACATCCAATTTCTGAGACAACATCTTGTAGATGCGTTGCTCAACCGGACTGCCTTGCAGGTGCACGACCGTACAGGGGTGATGTTGACCCGCACGGTGAACTCGGGCGTTTGCTTGCAAATAAGTCTCAATAGACGTTATTGGACCCCACCAGACAACCACGTTGGCAGCGTGTAGCGTTACGCCGTGTGCTGCGGCTTGTGGCTGAATGACCAACACTCGTGGGTCTTTATCTTCTTGAAACTTCTTGAAAATTTCCGTGCGTTTGCTTACGGGTACAGCCCCGTTGATGATCTCGCATGGGATTTTGTTGGCAGTTAATTCCTCAGCAATGATCTCAATAGCATGACGATATGGAGCGAATACGATTACCTTCTGGCTCGCCTCCTCGACGACCTCCAGTAGCGCCTTCATGCGGTTCTTCGCATCGAACGCAACCACCTCACCACTATCCGAGTAGACCGCGCCACATGACAACTGGAGCAGTTTGTTTAGGCTTGCCGCTGCGTTTACCGCCGTGATCTCTTCACCGGCAGCAATAGTCAACATCTGTTTACGAATCTCTTCGTAGTAGGTCTTTTGCTGCGGGGTCAATGGTATGTCACGCATGACATAGGTCATTTCTGGCAGGTCAAGACACTCGTCCTTGGTGAACCGTATTGCAGGTTGCAAGGCTTCGTGAACAATCTGCTCAGACTGGGGACGCGGAACCCACTTAAACTGCGTGATCTTGGTCAGCACCCGATCTCTGAACGAACCAAAGAACTTCGGTACGCCGTTGGGATTGATGATCTTGGCCAGCCCATATGCGTCCGTAGGGGCTTGCGCTGCGGGAGTACCGGTCATCATCCAGACCCATGTGGACGGGTTGAGGATACTGTTGAGAACCTTCCAGCGTTTTGTGGAAACGTTCTTATATGCGTTGGCCTCGTCGATAATGACAAGATCGAACCCGCTACGGATCACCGCATCCTTGACGATATCCAGCCCGTCAAAGTTACAGATAACAAACTCTGCATCGCTCTCGACCGCCTTGATGCGTTTCTCTTTCGAGTAACTGTGTGCGATAGCGCACGTACGGTGCGTAGCAAACTTGAATAGGTCGTTCTCCCATGCCGACTGCATGATCGACAACGGACACAGTACAAGTACTCTACGGATCAGCCCCTGCTGCATCAGGTAGTCAGCCGCCCAGATGGCCGAGGCGGTCTTGCCTGTGCCCTGCTCGTTAAAACAGAACGCCCTACGGTTCAGGGTCAGGAACGCTGCGGTTGTGTACTGGTGCTTGAACGGCTTTTGCAGTCCCGGCCAGTTGTAGTTCCCCATGATCGGGGACGGCACATCCTTGAGGCGCAGGTTCTTTAAGATCTGCGCTTCTTCCACACCCCATCTCACAAGCACATCGGTAGCGTTTAGCTGTTTCGCTGTACGGATGACTGACGTAATCCGTTGCGGCTCTCGCACTCTAATCAGTAACGCCTTATTGTCGATGATCTGCATCTGCTGATTCCATTAAGTCAGCCGTTTCGTCCAGTACATCTTTAATGTATTCGTGAAACTTAAAGTTGGCTTCAAACTTTCTTTTTAACCGCTCGTGAGTGTCGAACAAATGAGTAAATCTGACGTAATCCGTCCTACGAACGCCTTGATAAAAATCAATTTGCTCTTTTAAATGCTTTATTCTAGAGTTCTTTTCCTTAAGTTGCAGCCGAAGTTTTTTTATTCGTTCGTCTACTTCTAGTTCTCGTGTTTTCATTACGCAGGTTTCCTGTCCTTCTGTCGCTTGTATGAACGATTGGCGTGAACACTAGTAACTTTTAAGTTACTGCTCTTGGCAGAGCCGCCCTTGCTAAGAGGGACTTTGTGGTCAACATCTTTACCGTCGCCTTTAGCCACACGCCCGGCCTTCATCATCTTGGCGCGAGCAGAGTTGCGCTTAGCGCGGTTCTTGATCTGTTCCGGTTTGCCTTGGTAGTTGTCGTATTCACGACGGTAATCACGTGCCATGTTTCCTCCTAAGTGAGTTTTGAACTTCGTGGGCTTTTTCAATCAACCCAAGCATATCCTTCAAGGCCGATATTTCCATCGCACCGTCTATCCTAATATGTAATTCCTGAATTCCATCTTCGTTGAATATTGGATCAGTACTAGTCCCATCAAACCCTAAAGCGGCTATAGGATTGCCACAGTTGTTAGTGATCTTAAGTATTAAGTAATCGCCGTTACCGCCGTCGTTACTTTCAGGATAGGTATATTCGTAATCGTGCATCCATACCCGATCTGGGTCTGAATGGCTCAACTGTATCTTGATGTCACTCATAGTTATCTCCCGTTATGCACACAGTCCTTTACAGGACACCACTTCTTGCAGGTGAAGTTAGGTCGAGCGTTCCATACGTCGAACTCAAATGCCTTCTCCAACTGTCCCGTATTGGTAAGCCACCGTTGCCAGTAGATGTCGCTCTTCTCCGCATCAAAGTCGCCCTTGACGAACTCGTTAGCAACTACGAACAGTAGGCCACCTTTGACCCGCTTGACCTGCGGGAAGTGCTTGAACACCGCCAGCGACAGGATCTCCAACTGCTTCGTATCAGCATGTTTAGACGACTTTCCCGTCTTGTAATCCACTATTTTTGCAGAGTCACCGTTCAGGATAATCAAATCTGCTACGCCGCGCCACCACACACCCTTGTCGAAAAAGCCACACGGCTCCAGATTGCGAGTCAGTCCCATCCGGTACTCGCATAACTTCTCGCCTTCGTAAGCGTTGAGTCTGTCCAGTAACGGTTTGATGAACGCGAACTTCTCGGGTATCGGTTTGCCTTCCTTGATGTAGTCTTCGGCGGCTTTGTGTACGTCCAGTCCGTACACCAGATGTTCACTCGTCGGCTCCTTGATGTCCTTCTTGACCTTGAGACGGTAATACTTGTGTGGGCATTGAATAAACAAATCCAACGACGAGTAAGACCAACTGTAATTAATAGCCATCAACAATCCCCGTAACTTTTGCCTACTCCAGATTCGCAGTTCAGGGGGAGCGTTGCCGCCCATTCAGGTCTCCACCGCATACATTCCTCTACGTACCTTTGGGCTTCCTCGGCTTCCGCTTCGGGAGCGATACAGGCAACAGCGTCATGTACCGTTAAGACAACCTTGTACCTCTTTGAAATGCGTACCATTTGTTCAGCGATTACGCATCTTGCAACAGCTTGGCAGATGTTTTCAACTACCTTTCCGCCATAAATCTTTGTGGTTCCTTTGCGCGTCCAGTACTCATACTGGTCTTTACCATCGGCATCCGTTACCTTCCGCAGTCCTTCGTACCGTTGCCACAACCCGCTTGGTAGTAGGAACCCGGACTCCCTCGGATCAAACTGGACTGCATCGACCACACCAAACGTCGCAGCGTTCAGGGTTAGGATGGACTCCACACACTTCTGACCTTGTCGCCAAAGTGCGGTAATGGACGGGTATGTACGTCTATAGACATCAATGATGCGTTTACACTCCTCCAACTCCGTGTCCACACCGAACGTCTTTAACTGCATCTGGAACTTGGCAGCCCCCATCCCATAACCGGCTCCAAGAATCGTAGTCTTACCCACGAACCGCTCGTCCTTGGTGACTTCCTCCACCGGCTTGTTGTAGATGGCTGAGGCCATGATCTTGTAAACGTCTTCGCCCTTCTCAAAGGCATCGACCAAATCCTGCTGCCCTGCGAGCCATGCCACCGTACGGGCTTCGATCTGCGAGGAGTCACAGTCAATCATCACGTGACCCTTCGGGGCTTGAATGGCCTTCTTCAACTTGCCCCCGTTCGCCCCACGAGACGGTAGGTTTTGCAGGTTGATCTTGTCGTCCCCACCCCACCGACCAGTGTGGGCGGCGTAGTACTTAATAGGTACAGGCAAGGCCCCCCGCAAAGCGATGTCTATAAACCGCTGTGTGCGTGTCTCTTCAAGGGTGGTCTTGGTCCCCAACCGCGCTCCCACCAACGTCTGTACACGTGGGTCTGGATGGCTAAGTAACGCCTTGAACTCTTCATCGGTCTTCGCGAACGCCCACGTTTCTTTCTGTGTGCGTGCAGATATTTTCTTGGGTGGTTCCACGCCGAGCGTTGAAAGCAGTAGGGCAAACTTCTCGTTACTCATCAGCGAGTCCCGGTCTGCTGCCGCAGCCGCCAGTAGTGCAGCCTTCTTTTCTTTCACCGACTCCAGATGTGCTTCAAGCAACGGGAGATCCAACTCCAGCGTCGGCTCGATGAACATCCGTAGTGTCAGGTCGATGACTCGGAGTTCCTTTCTAGGGAATCCATCAACCAGTTTATTAAATAGATCATAGGTAAGGACACAATCATTAATACAATAATCAGCGTACTTAGTAAGATCCTCTGGAGAAAAATCCATACGGCGTCTGCCAAGCGCGTTAACAACTTCATTGCCTTTCACTCCTAGTTGGTATCGTTCTGATAAGGCTTTGAGACTTCCCCCCGCCTCTACGCCATGCTTCGCTCGTGCCATACACAAGGTGTCGAGCCAACCCTTCGGCTTTATACCGAACAGCCATGACAGGATCGCCCCGTCAAACTGCATGTTGTGTGCTAATACGAAAGAGTTCGCCCAGTCAAACTTCGCTAACCAGTCGGAAACTTCTTTACGTGTCCCGCTAAACCACTCCGGCGCGGAATCATTTAACGCAACGGCTAAACCGATTACTTCAAACCGGTCGTCGCGTATGTATTCTTCAGTGGTCATCTTGGACAAGGAGAACTCCTTGTCGTAGTACGTTTCAAAATCAATCGTCAGAATGTTCATTCTTTTGCGCTCTAGTGTAGTGCCAACCTTTCCCGGTCTCGATGAACCCGGCTAGTGCCAACGCTTCAAGCGAACGGCAACTGCCAAACTTATATTTATGTGATCTAAACGACTCGGGCGTAGCAAACTTACGTTTGCACTCGGTACACCTTCTTTCCTTTTTTACTACCACGCTCACGTTTCAACCTCGCTACTTCTTTACGTAACCAAATGATCTCGTCACGGCAAGCCCACAACACACTGCCTACAGTCAGGAACTTCATCTCTGTTGTAGTCGTAGCGTCGTTAATGTTGTTGGGTAGAGCCTGAATCAAATCCAGTATGTCGTCTTCAATTTGCACTCTTCTTTCTCCTTTTACGCATTGCCTTTTGTGTTAGGTTCCAATGCAGTATTCGATGGCAGTTGGAGCAGAGCGGTATGCACTTCTCTTCTGCCTCTTTGATGGCTTCGGCTATGTTTCTTTGCCTCACAGCCAAATAGTTAACGGATCGCTTACCTTCCTTGATCACATGATGAAAGTCAATGATCGCCGGGTGTTTCTTTCGGCAGTGACTACATCGCTGCTTCGACTTGTATGCGACCCACTCTGTTCTGTTTTTATCTCTGCCCTTCCTCGCTTTCTTAATAACTTCTTGTCTATTTCCTTCGTACCACTTACGTGCGTACAACTTCTGCATGGCCTTTCGTTTGACCGGATCTTTGAATGGCATCGAACCCCCTACAACCTCTTACGCCAGTACAGCGCTCGTGCGAACGAGTACAAAACTTTGGGGGTGTAGAGTCTGAAGCCACACGAGATCAGGTTGTTGGCACTCGGTATGTTGTCGGTGGTATCCGACACAGCCCATCTATACTCATGCCTCCTAGCCCACTGAACTCGTATCCGTATCATCTGCCGCTGAATGCCATACCCCCTGTACGCACTCAGCACACCGCAGCGTCCTAAATAAATCCCATCTTCCATCTGCTGCGATGGTGACAAGCAGCTAAAACCTACTGGGGTATTCTTGTGGTACGCCATCCACCACACCCCATCTTCCGGGAAATAAAGGCTATCCGCAGGGAGACATGCCTTTTGCAGCACCTTCAGTTGCCGCTTGACCCCCGGATCAGAAGCATCTACTTGGCCGTAAGTGATCTTCATGGGGCAACATTTTACCCCCCGAATGTTTCACTTTAAACCAGATAGGTTCTCAATCTCCATCTGTAACGTCCTGATTTCTAACGACAAAATATGCGCTTCTTCCCACATACCTGCCTTACGGACGTTGTTTATTGCGGTCTCTACTTTCTTTAACTGGCTCTGACCATAGCCCCAAGGGGCGGCCTTCATCTCGTCCTTCCACGCTCCCGGTGGTGATTCATCATCTACTATTTTCATGGTTCAGCCTCCGTAGTACTTCAAAACAAGTTTAAATGCGTCGATGTGCCGCTTCAGTTCCGCTAGGTCTTTATCCTTGTCCGTGTGGAATATGGATATTTGTTGTCCTGCTTTGCGGCCTTTGTAGTCTTCCTTCAAACATAAAAGAACCCGCTTCAGCCCCTCTGTTGTTACCTCTTCTAAAAGGTCGGGTTCTATTTCGATTTTCACCTTGGCTATCCTTCCAGATGCGGTAGTCATATTGCTTTATCCCTCGGAACACTGCGTTAGCCATGTATGGCTGCCCAACACCCCATTCCTTAACAAGATCTTTGTACATGACGCGCCCGTTTTTTGATTCCTGCTTGCGTCTCAACAGCACCTTGTACAGATCAAACGGTACAGACGGGTTGTAGCGAGATATCCGTTCGTACTTCTTCATGTAGTCCTACCCTTGATCATTGACCTCGGGCTACGCTTGCCCTGTTCAGAGCGGCGCAAGATCATGGATCGACCGTCTCGTGTGGTGCAAAGCATCTGTAGTTTGCTGTAGTCCAGATCCAACATGTCACATATCCATCGCATAGACCCTACACTGTTACGACGGGCATATACCCAGTTGATACCTCTCGCATCTCCGCAGTCCACATCTTTAATTGCTTGGTACATGACCGCTGCCCAGAGGCGACGGCAACCGGCTTCATCTAATTTTTCCCACTCTTTCACCAGTACTCCCTCCCACCACGCTTGGCTCCCCATGAAGGGGGCGGAACGTGTGCCCACTCCCGCTTCCTAAATTCTTCACGACGTTTAAACCATTCAAGCAACCACCTAATCATGCGTTCTTCCTCGCTGCGATCTCACGTTGCAAGTACCACGCTGCCTTCTCCAGATCCTGCACGGGGTCGGAGTCTTTCTTTCCCGCTCGGCTTACGTACTTGATGACGTTGCCCAATCGGTAGTTCAAATCCTTCGCTTCGATGAAGTCGATAGTCTCGATGCCACCGGCCTTGTAGTGCGGGGGATGGTTTACGGGGTCGGTTTGTGCAGAGGCTAGTCGGTATTTAGGTCTGTCTTTAATCTTGTCCAACTCGTCCAACACCTTCTTCATCTCTGTTACTTCTTCAATGACCCTCGACGGTTCCTTCTTCGCTTTTGTAAACACCGTGTTTACAAATTCACTGTTCTTCTTTGTCTCGTACCGGACTTGGTACACCAGACCTATATCAATACCCAACCGCTTCGCAATCTCCCTCGGCTTCATGTCGGGATACTTTGCGGTCATTGCATTGATACGTTGTGCTTTAGTTTGTTTTGTTTTCATCTCTAGTCTCCTTGTGTGTTAAAGAACTTTATATAACTTATCGACAAACTCTTCGTACTTCGGTCCACTCTCCAGCAACTTGTACCGCTGGTTGTCCTCCTTGACCCGCTTGGTCAGGATGCCGCTTTTCACCATGCGTTTGATGCGCGCATGGATGGTTCCAAACGATGCGTAAGGCCGCCCGTCAGAGAACTGCATGATAGTTGCCTCGCCGCTCACAATCTGCTGGCTGGTTATGTCTGAAAGAATGTGCATGTCCACGCCGTCCATCCCATACTCGGCGGCTACCTTCAGTGCCTTATCGAATTTTTGTAATGACTTCATCGCGTTTGTTCCTAGTTACTGAGTAATAAAAGTAGCCGTCCTGCTTGTATCGCAGATATATCAGCCCCTCGTCCTGCATCCATTGCAGATATCTTCTGGCGTGTCGCTCCGTGAACCGATACGTCTTCATGATGTCCAGTACGCTAATGGCAAACTTGGACACCGCCAGTCGCATGATCCTACGGGCTACGCCCTTGCTTGTTTTAGTTCTCGTATTCACGGGTCAGGTCAGATACTTCTGGTTGTGGTGCAGGGTTAGGCTTCGACAGTATCCCCGAAAGAATCAGCGCGAATACACCGACAGACCTCTCGTTCACTACGTACGCATAGCCGCCTGCCTTCACAATGTTTTGTAGGTTCTTCATCTGTAGGGCAGTTGGTTTACCTTTGCCTGCCTTACATTCGATGCCTACATACTTACCGAAAAAGCAAACCACGATGTCAGGCGCACCAGATGATCCATACCCACCAGTAGTCGGGGTAATTCGGTACGAGTTGCTACCGTACTCATCGAACAACTCGTATACCTTTTTCTTTACCTTACTTTCCGGTGTAGCCACTGACTATCTCCAGTAGGTTGTGATACTCGTCTTTGTCTAGCACAACTACAAAATGTCTCTCGCCTATCCACTTACCTAGGTTAGTAGGTGTGTAGTCACCACGCTTGATACGCATCAACGCCACTCGTTCTTGGATCTCATTAGGTAAACAGTGTTTATCTGTATGGAATCTAGCCGAGTGCATCTTCGTGTGATCAATCAATGTGTAGAACGGATACATATCCCCGTTGGGTTGTATGCTGGCACTCAACAACCACTTGTCTTTTTGTTTGGTCATTGTTAAATAATATCATACCTTTGACCCGATTACAACAGTTACGCTAACCAAAAGCAACACTCTGTCTCACGCACACCAACCTGCGGAATGATCTTCTTCATCTCAGACAGGCGCAGGATCGCAATCTTCTCGCGCAGGTCAACTGCAAGATTGTCATACGTAGTTGGCTCACGTTCGGTAAACGTCTTCACAAACCCGTTGTCTTTAGTGTCGAACATATTTACCACGTTGTCAGGGTTCATCAGTACGAACACATTTGGACGAGGCTCACGCTTACGGATGGCGTACTCCTTCAGTCCTTCTGCAACTTCAGGTCTATTCATGTTGACAAACACTTTCGTTGAGTACGCAACACCGGTCTCAAAGTAAGTAGCCGCATCAAAAAGTATCTCATCCTTGGACGCATACATTTGCCCAATACGATTCTCAACTTCGTTCTGTGCTTCGAGTACCCAACCGTAATAAGCAGTGTTCTTACGGTCTGCGCTTTCTCTGGCAATTTGCTCGGGGGTCATACACTTCACGTATTCCTTCAGCCACATACGCATCTTCTTCAGATCACTTGTCTTTTTAGAATTGTAAGCTGAAGTGTTTTCTCTAAACTTGTTGTTGGTAATCAACGGGCTGTAGATCTTGACGCCGCCGTCGCCCACCAGCAACTCACCCAGATCAAAACTAGGGCAGCGAGGATCACAGAACTGAACACGTTCGTGGGTAAGCCATCTCGCATTGACGGGATATCGGCTGTAGTGGGTACGTGCCAACCCCTTTATGAGTGCTTCGAGTGTGGCACTCTTGGCCACTGCCGTTTGTCCTTCGATAATGTTAAGCACTTTAGTTCTCCATTTATAAACAGTGTTTACAGTACGGGTAGGTATTTGCGTAGCACTTCAAAATCTTCGGGCGGCACTTCGTGTACCGTGTCCAACCGGATTATTGTTTCCTCGTTCCAGTACCCGCCCACGTTGCTGTCGTAGTCAGAGTTACCACTACGCCAGTCGGCAGCGACCTTGTTGCCATACGCCCACGAATCTTTTTTCGTGGTAAACAGAAACTCTGTTTTGTATTCCATACCACCGTTGATCTCTTCGATCTTTGCAATGTAGTTCTTCATCTCACACCTCCTTAAAACATACTCAGGATTTCATCGACGCGAGTCTTGACCTCGTGGCGAATACCCTCGCTCTTACGTAAGTCCTTGGCATCGACACCGACCAACGCAGACTCCAACTGTTGACGCGCTTGCTCCAACTTAGCGTCGTTGGTCACGTTCAACTTGGTCAGGATCGAACACAAGTCAGTCGCGTTAGTCACCAACGTGTCACGGAACACCTGCTTCTCATCACCTGCCAACTTCTCGGACATATGTTTCAGGCAGTCATGCAGCCGATCCCATGCGTCCTTCATCGCAACATTGACACGCTCATCCGATATCTTCTGTAACTCCTCGCGGTACTCATTCGGGATGTCAACACGGAAGTCACCCGCATCAGGTACAGGGCTGAACACGTACTTGAAACTGTTCTTGCGTCGGATCTCGTCGATGGACGGGTAGTCATTCGGATTGAACAGGTCACCCAACGTGAACGCAGCCGCACTCACAAGGTCGTTGTACTGTGCGTAGAAGTCATCAGCCGCCGCATGGAACTGAGACTTGAAGTCACCAAGCGATGCCTTGTAGTCAAAGAAGTTAGCCATAGACAACAGGCGCGTACCGTTATCAGCCCACGGCAACGTATTGTCGTAGTGCCACTGACGCACAAGCCCAACCACACGATGCAACCCATCCAACGCCTCGGTTCCAGCAAGTAGTTTTTTGTGATAGTTACCGGCTCGCGCTCGCGTATTGTTAGACGCATCGACTTGCTCGGACACACGTTTGTCCATCTTGCGACCAGTCCACACAGAGATGTTCAGGTCAACAAGCACTGCACTATTCTGAATCATGATGCACTCTCCTATTTATAAACAGTGTTTATTCAATCGTTACCGACTTGCCAACAGGTGCGGTAATACCTTTTGTTGTAATCGCCCACAGCACAGGACACGGCCACGTGTCACCCCATGCGTACACCTCACCATCGGTCAGCATGACGATGCACTCGGGCTTCATGTTCTTCTCACGTACGTACTCCGACACACACCGTGGGTCAGTGCCGCCACCACCCGCAGGTTTAGTTGATCTCAAGATGTTGTCGAATGAATTGCGGTCGTACGTCTCGTGCCGACACACAGTCGTATCCCAATACATCAACTCCAAAGTCTCGGGCTTGACGGTATCGCAGATAGCCTTCATCTCGCCTAAGAACTGACCGATCATCGCCCCATCAATAGAGCCTGACGTATCAATGGCAACCACGATCTTGCCAACTGCCGTTGAGATACTTGATGGCATGTAGACATCTTGGCCGATCCACCTACGGGCTGGTCGTCGCCACGTGCTCTCGTCACGATCCGAACACGTGCTCTTGATGAACTCACGCAGCACCTCGCGCCAATTAACTTTCGGTGTCAACGCATCGACAACATCACGCGGTACGTTACCGCCCAACTTGCCAGCCAGAATCGCACCCTGTCGCAGGGCTTGGTCAATGTCACGAGCAAGAACCTCCTTCTCCTCGCGGGTCATCTGTTCACCAGACTCCCAGTCGTGTTCATCAAACCCTTCCTCGCCACCGCCACCACCTTTCCCCTGCTCGTCCTTGAGCATTTTGTAAACAGTGTTTGCATCCATGCCACGGAACCGGAAGTCCAAGCACCCACCCTTCGGCAGTGCCACGTATGTACCTTGCGGATCTTCGTCGTGTATCTGAATGTTGATCACGTGATCACAAGCGATGTTGGCTAGGCGCGGGTTCTCGTCCCACAACGGCTTCCAAATCTCCATATGACGGAACGCTTTGTGCTTGTTCTCGTGCAGGATCAGGCCGCGCAACTCCTGCTCACTCAACTTATCTACAAACTTGCGGCCATACTTAACGTCGCGCCCGTTGGTACAGGCAGTAGGCGTGTTGTCATCTACCTCGGTCTTACCGATCATGAATATGCCCGAATACAGGCAATACTTCGGATCGTTCATCAGGGCTACGTGCGCTCGCTGCACACGCTGTTCAGCAGTTAACTTGTTCATGCTGCACTCCGATATGTAAACAGTGTTTATTAGAACAACCACTCATTAGCCAACGCCCAGTCGCGGAACTCTCTGTTCATCACGCAGAACGCTTGCTTCGGTGACTTCATTACAGACTTGGCAAACAGGGCTTGCCATTCTTTGTCCATGCGATTCACGTACGTCATCCACTTAGACAACGTGTCCTTCTCGACTCGTGTGATGGCACTGAACACGCAGATACACCGAGCGATAGTGTCATCCGGTAACTTCGCTGTGCTTGGGCTTGCGATGATGGCATCCCACGTAGGTAATTTATCTACTACAGTGAAGAACGCTTGCATGTCGCGGGCGGCAGACTCTCCGATCACACCTGACAACATACTAATAGTCAGCGCATCACCAAGTACGGATCTACGCTGTGCGATGTAACTCGCCTTCTCAAGACTACGTGGTGTGACAACAGCACCCGTGTTCGCTCGACCGATCACATTGATATACGGATTGTCACGTTGGGATGGGTCGTCACCGGCTGCAAGACAATGCGGGAACTGCTTAACCCACGCGATGATCTCAGGCACGATCCCGTTACTCAGCGCATAGTCATTGATCCACTCATCAGCATCAGACTTACGGATACGTACCGAACACACACGATTGCGTTGATGTGGTTGCAGCAAGTCACCCAGATTCTCCGCGCCTAGATTAGTAGTCGCAAAGACAATACTCCCCTCTGGCAGATAGTGATCACCGATACGAAACTCATTCATCAGGGTCATCAGCACGTTCTTGACCGCACCCATCGCCTTGCCGATCTCATCGAGCATGATGATCACGGGCTTACCCTCGTGGAATCTGAACCGCGCATTGGGTGCGAACCTAGTCACACGCATCCCGTTTTCTTCCACGGTATACGGCAGGGCAAAGTCACCTAGGTCTAGCAATGTGCAGTCGATGTATGCAGGTAGATGTGTCGGCATACGTTTGGCGATCTCTTTAAGTACGGCAGACTTGCCAATACCCATCTCGCCTTCACCCACCAAGGTAACTAGGTGGCCTACCTCGCACACGGCAGTCGTGAACTCGGATAGGGAAATCGTCTTACCAAAATTAATCACGCTCATGATGCACTCCGTTGTTGTTTATCTAACTGTTAGAGATATTATATTTGATCTCAGGTCACAAGTCAAGCATTTATAAACACGTGTTTACATGATGCTGTTTGGTTCGCTATTTGATTAGCGGTTCAGTCTCGGTTTATCGACCACGTTACCCATGATGGTCGGCTCGGCAGTCACCTTCACGATGTCGTAGATATCCGCACGAGTGTCGTGCAGTTTCAGGATCGCTGCCTTCACACGTTTTGCGTCGTACTGTGCTTCGTACCCACTGCTTGCCTGACGATACTGCGATGACCGTATGTTCCCATTCAATACGCTTCGCAGGATCACGGGATACAAGTCTGGATCGTCGGTCGATAGATATGCGGCTGTGTTCTTACCGATACCCTCGTACTTCCCACGCTGCATGATGCGCTCGTCGGCATCCTCGTAGAACGCACGAGTCACCCAACCGTCCG